GAAAAGTGCGGGTTTAGGTCAAAGCACCAAGAACAATTCAATGTGTATCATATAGACGGCCGCTTAGATAATTGTTTACCAACAAATTTAAAAACTATTTGTGCTAACTGTCAACGAACACTTCAGAAAGAAGGTAGCCGCTGGAAGCAGGGAGATCTAGTCCCTGATTTTTAAATATTGTTTTAGCTAAGATATCAACATTCTTTTTGAGTCTTTGTAAATCACCATTGTTGTCAATAGTGTAATCACACATCCATTGCTCAATACTCATCGAACTAGGATCCTCACTAGGTAAATGATCGCTTCTATCTACCCAAATAGCATAATCAAATATTTCTTCGTTTTGCATTGCAAAAAATTCACGCTTGTTACGCAAACCACAATAGATATCGTGTTCGTCAAATAAGTTACGTCCTAAACGTGCTAGATCATCTTTACAATAGTTATGTATCATATTATACCATTCAGTACGATGGTTGTGCCTATCTGCGTAGCACTCTTCTTCATCAGCATAACCGTATTGATCTTTTAGATCATTAAAGATAAAAAGCTCTGAACAAAATTTACTTGATGATTGAAATGTATAGCCGTATGCTTCCAATAGCTCACATACAGTGTCCTTGCCATGACGCCCATGACCGACAATTAATAGTTTAGGTAACACACATTACTCCTTATTGAATATACACTTAGTATATACTATATGATTGTGCGTGTCAACCTTTAATCGTAATGGCCGCCTAAAACAGCAACCTTTTGAACTTCTTCATTAAAGATTTCTGCTTCTCGTTCTTTATATGCTGCTTCAAAGCCTGTAGAACCGTATTCTGCTCTTTCGTTATTACCCCAAAGTCTTTTAAAATATGAATCGTAAATGTTTTCAACTGATTCATCGCTCCAAGATCTATCAATAAGTTTACCTTTGATTAACCAGTTAAGTCGGTTGGCTTCTTTACGTACAAATGGACTGCACATGATGGGACCTCCTTGTTATATTGTATTTACAAGGAACTAAAATCGTTAGCGTTAACTTGGGGGGATTTTAACCTATTAGGAAACTGTAGCCAACACCGCCTGCTACTTGTAATGATAAGTCTTGTTCTAACTTATCCATTTCTTGCTGTGCTTCAGCTTTTAGTGCATCACCGTTTAAAGATGTGCCGCCTTGTGGTCCTGCTACTGTAGCAAATTTACTACGTGCTTCGCCTAGCATATATTTACATGCAGCTAGTGTATAATCTTTGATCCATTGTTTTGCAAGATAATCGTCAAGTAATTGATCATCAGGTCTGTAGTTATATGCATAAATTAATACTTCTTCATCAGCACGTGGACGTTGTAAGATTGTAAGTTTCTTAGTTGGAGAGTTCCATTTGAATTCAATAAAGCTACCAAACATTCTACCTACTAGTTCTTGATATCCAGCAAACATGTCATATGTAGCAAGTCCGCCCATTTGAGTTGACCCACTTAATAGATACGTATTTGTAAATGCTAAGTTAAACGGCTCAAACATAGATCCGCCTCCACCATTACCGCTACGTGAACCAATTGAACGTCTAAATAATTTACGTACTTCAATAACTTCGTTTGGTAGTACATATTCGTTTTGATCTTCTATTAATGTCAAAAACAAATATGACTCTTCTACAGCATGATCTGTACGCTGTCTATACTTTGTTAAAGATTTTGTTAGTGCAGATTCGTAATGTATTGGATCAAGTTCAACATCTACCATGCCTCCGCCCAAAAATGCGTTAACATAGTCGAATATTTCTTGTTTTTTTGTACTATTAGCTGTTGTCATATATCTTGTTCTCCAATAGTATTTATCGTATCGATAAATATGTATATGCCAAGACTATCATTATATAAACCAGAAAGAGGCAACGATTACAAATTTATGGATCAAAGGATCTATGAAATGTTTACTATCGGCGGTACTGATGTGAATATTCACAAATATGTAGGCACTGACGATGGTGACGTTGTTAAAGATAACACTCAGATTCAAGATATTCTGTTTTTAGAAAATAGAGACAGAAAATACGATTCAGACATCTATACAATTAGAGGCATATACAATGTACAAGACATTGATTTTGATTTAAGTCAATTTGGACTGTTCTTAACTAATGATACATTGTTTATGACTATACATATTACATCCAGTGTTAAGTCACTTGGTAGAAAGATAATGAGTGGTGATGTAATTGAACTTCCCCATTTAAAAGACGAGTATGCTGAGAACGACTTTGCTACTAGTTTAAAAAGATATTATGTTGTAGAAGATGTAAACAGAGCTGCTGAAGGATTTAGTCCAACGTGGTATCCGCACTTATACAGAATTAAATTAAAACAAATTGTTGATAGTCAAGAATTTGCAGACATATTAGAAACACCAGAAGATGAAGATATCTTTATGGGAGATTATGTTATATCAAATACATACGAAATTGGCCAAGTAGTAAAGTACAAAGGCAAGTTGTATCAAGCCACAGCACAGACGCAAGGAAACACACCTACAGACGTTTTTAATTGGTCTGAGTATACTGAGAATACCTTAAGAGATTTACTAAGCACATACGAAGCAGAGATGAATATTAATAATGCCGTGCTTGCAGAAGCTGAAGCAGATGCACCTAAGTCAGGGTATGATACTGGTCATTACTATACACTTGATACTGATGATACAGGAAAGTCTATTGTAAACACTGTGGCAGATCCAAATGCTAGTGCGCCAGAAAGAACAGGCTATGCCGGATACTTAGTTGAAGACGGTCAACCACCTAATGGAGCAGCATTTGGTAGTGGCACAAGTTTCCCTGCTATTAATTCAGCAAATGATTATTTTTTACGTACAGACTTTTTGCCAAATAGATTATTTAGGTATGACGGCGAAAGATGGGTCAAAATGCAAGATAATGTTAGAATGACAATGACTAATACTAACGATAGACTTACACAACTTGGTACATTTGTTAATAACACAACTACTAATGAAATTGGTGGTGAAGAAGTTACTGAAAGACAAGCTCTTAGTAAAGCACTTAGACCTAAAGCGGATGATGTATAATGCAATTTTTTTATGATGCACAAATTAGAAGATATATTACACAACTTATAAGAATGTTGAGTAATTTTAATGTGCAAGATGCACACGGAAATGATAAACAAGTACCTGTTATGTATGGTGATTTAACTCGTCAAGTTGCTAATATACTAAGAGATAATTCTGAAAATAAAATACCAACAGCGCCGCGAATGGCTGTATATGTAACTGGCTTAGAAATGGACAGAGATAGAACAGCTGATTCTAGTTTAATAAGCAAAAGACATGTACGTGAACGCACATACGATAGTGCTACGGGCGAGTATCTTAATACACAAGGTAAAAACTACACTGTTGAAAGACATATGCCTGCGCCATATACATTAAAAGTAACCGCAGATATTTGGGCATCAAATACAGAACAAAAACTACAAATATTAGAACAAATATTAGTATTGTTTAATCCAAGTTTTGAAATACAAACTACTGATAACTATCTAGACTGGACAAGTTTAACTGTTGTTAATATGGAAGGTATTAATTTTAGTTCTAGATCAATTCCAGTTGGTGTAGATAGCGAAATTGATGTTGCTAGTTTACAATTTAGCACACCTATATACTTAACACCTCCTGCTAAAGTAAAACGCTTAGGTGTTACAACAAGTATTATATCTAATATATTTAATGAAACAACCGGCGATATTAATTTAGGTGCTACAATAGCAGGTCAAATTGACGGCACAGAACCTACATTTGTAACTAGAGTTAATCAAGGACTAATGCCAAGCGGCGGTGGCCAAGATGACGGAAGTTCAATGACTGTAGATGACGGTGTATTTCCAAATCAAGGTACAGGTCAGATGGACTTTAGTACTAAAAGATTATTTGATAAAGGAAGTATTAGTAGCACGTATCAAAACTATGGGCTTAGTGTACAGGACGATGTAGCACAATTAATATATCGTAATAAAGTTGGCGAAGTAAGTTGGAATGAACTTGTTGAAGCATATCCAGGCACATATGTACCTGATGTTAGTAAAATATTATTAAAATCAAACGAAAGTGACAATTATATTGCTGGTACATTTACTATTAATCCATTAGATGATACTAAAATAGTTATTAACTTTGATAGTGATACATTACCAGACGATACTATTATTGCAGGCCCTGCAAGAAGCTCAAATAGTCTTACTACAATAGATTATATTATTGACCCGTTAAGATTTAATCCTAATGAAGTAAAACAAGCGGGACTACGTTTATTAATATTATCAGATATTGGTGACGAAAGTAATGTTGACGGACCTGATGCTTGGAAAAATACAAACGGAACAGACTTTATTGCAGGCGAAAGTGATATTGTTGAATGGGACGGATCAACTTGGCACATTGTATTTGATGCCAGCGGTGCTGATGACGGAAGCACAGGATCACCAGCTACATATACTAGTAACTTAAATACCGGTATCCAATATAAATGGAATGGCGAATATTGGATTAAAAGTTACGAAGGAGAATACTCAGGAGCGACCTGGACCATACTACTTAGTGCATAATTATTAGTATGAAAGAGATTGTTTGTAGTGGAGCATTATTCTACTCCTTAAATACAGAAAGATTTTTATTTTTACACAGAACAGGAAACAAGTCTAATGTTTCTTGGGGCCTTGTTGGTGGAAAAAATGAAAGTGCCGAAACTCCTTGGGAAGGACTTAAACGCGAAGTTCAAGAAGAAATAGGTAATGTAGATTATACTAAAATACTTCCTCTAGAAAGTTTTGTTAGCAATGACAATTACTTTTCCTTTCATACATATCTAATTGTAGTCGAAAATGAATTTATACCGCAACTTAATAATGAACATGATGGCTATGCATGGGTTACTACAGGACAATGGCCAAAGCCATTACATCACGGTTTAAGAAATACACTACAAAATAAAACAATACAAAATAAGTTAAAAACAATAATTGAAGTACTAAAGGTAATAGACGAAAATGAGTGACGTACAGAAACAAGATTGGGGACACGAATTAACAATTGCTAGAACCAATGATTATTGCACAAAAATATTAGCATTTACTGGTGCTGGTAGTAGAACAAATTTCTTCTTTAATGTTAAAAAAGAAAAAACTTGGTTTGTAAATACAGGCAATTTTAAGTTAAGATGGATAGATACAGACACAGGAAAACTATTTGAAACTGTGTTAGGTGAAGGTCAAACACATCATGTAATGCCGTTAATGCCGTGTTGTTTAGAAGCAGTAGTAGCTGATAGTTCTATAACAGAATCCAGTAATGGTGATTTTGAAAAAGATACTTTTATAGTATTACCTTCAAATAACATAGGATAGAAAATGTTTCCACAATTAACAAAGTCTAAAAAATGGATTAAAGATATCACTAGGTATAATACAGCTTGTGATAGTTTAGACGAAGGCAAACTAAAAAACAAATTAACGGGATATATTAATACATTTAAATCACTTAGTGAAGAAATTGATGTAGGTCATCAAAGTGGAAGTGGGGGTTATATCAAACCAAGACAGTTAATTGATATTAAACATAATCTACTTACTACTAAAGATAAGATTGAAGCAATTTTAAAACAATTACAGTAGTGATATACGTTTAATAGTTATAGCACCTACCATTGCAGGATGCAATGTACACTGATATCTGTAACCACCTGAGATAGTCTCTGGCACTTCCCAATACAATGTTCCGCCATCTTTACCCTGTGCGTTTGTACCAGTTGAAACATTACCAATAATATCTACATGTATTAGGCCAGTATTATATGCTGTGCCTGTACCGTCTTGTATTTCAAATGGATGGCCGCCTATTTGATCTAAATCAAATGCAATAGTCATTCCGCCAATTGCATACAACGTAGGATTATTTCCACTATATCCGTGACTATCAACAGTATAAGCAGAGTTACCTGCATTATTCATTCTAATCATTGCAAAAGCTGATGTATAACTTTTGTCAATTGTTCTACCAGTACGTACAACTTCTTCTAAATCGTCATACTTGTCAACACCTAATGCTCCTGAAAAATCAACACGTACATTATTACCTGCTACTGTAGTATTAATATTTGTACCACCTTGTACTGTAAAAGTTGATGTTGTAGTGGCCGCTGTTAATGATCCAGCATCACCAAATATTGTTGTAAACACATTCTGATCTGGATCGCCGCCTCCACCACTTACTGTGTCTGGTCCCCACGAGTCACCGTCCCATACAAGTGCTTGACCTGTAGCTGGTGCTGTAGTATCTACGTCTGCTAATGCTGATAAATTAGAACTTGTACTAAGTGCATCTGTTATTCCGTATCCTGATATAGTAGTTGGAGTTGTGCCTAAGTCTGCAAAGTCCACAACAGCATCAGTAATGCCGTAACCTGATATTGTAGTAGGTACATTTGATAAGTTTAAAAATGATCCGTCAAATGCGTCAGTAATACCGTAACCTGCTATAGTAGTTGGTTTAGTAGTTAAGTCTGCAAATACTCCGCTGAATAATAAAGATGTAGTGTCAGTTAAGTCGCTTACATCTGCTGGTATAGTTGGTGTATTTTGTAAGTTATTATAATTTAAAAAATATGTACTATCTTGACCGTCTAATGTGTCAGCATCAGTGCCGCCGCCACCTGTTGTTGCATCAAGTCCTGGTGACCATTTTGCACCATCCCATTTTAACACATTACCTGCAACAGGTGTTGTATTTGTAGTATCTACGTCTGTTAAATCGGTTATGCTTAGTGTAGGCGTTGAACCATTAATTGTAAGTGTGTTACCTACTATGTTTGTTGTTACGTCAGTACCGCCTGCAATAGTTATTGTACTAGTCGGTGCAGAGGCCGATAATGATCCTGCATCTGCATCAATTTGAGAAAAGATATTTTGATCAGGATCACCAACAGAGCCGTTAAAGTCTATTGTTACTTCATCGCCACTTATTGTTGTTTCGATATTGGTGCCGCCGCTAATAGCAAATGAGTCATTTTCGTCGTCTGCTGTAGTAGTACCCGAGTCTGCTGTAAATGTTTTAAATGCATCTGGTTGTTCTGCAGAAATACCACCACCTGAAACTACGTTCCAAGAAGTGCCGTCCCAAACCCACGTAGTTGTGCCGTCAGTAAATGTTTCGTCTACATTTGGTGTTGCTGGAAAATTTAATGCCATTAAGAGCCTCCACTAATATTTATCGTTCCTGTAATAGCCCATGTGTTTAATGATCCATGTCTACTGTATAACATTCTGTTTGGTCCACCTAATAAACTATTAATGTAATCATCATAATCAGTATCAGAACCTGTAGTACTTATTACATTTTTAGTGTCACTAAAAACTTTGTCCTGTAACTGTCCTGGTGTTAAGTCAGGCTGCACTTGTAAATGTAAAGCACATACTCCTGCTACTTGTGGCGATGCCATTGATGTGCCGCCAATACTCATAATTTTATATGTACTGTTACCAGGATAGTCTAGCAACGAATACACAGCGTCTGCAAGTACACTAGACGTACTCATTATATTATCACCTGGTGCATATATGTTTATTCCAGGACCTCTTGTAGAACTTCCTGCTATTCTATCAACACCTGAATTTACTTCAGCGTCTATATTACCTACCATAAATGCTTCATTACTAAATGGAGAACTACCTCGATGATATTGGTATGTTCCACCACTAAACACTACTTCATTATCAAAGTCAAGGCCTGTTGGTAAGTCTGCTTTATATCTATTATTTCCTGCGGCAATGCATACATGTATACCAGCGTCAATCATATCTTCTATTTCTGCATCTACTGACGGTACTCTTACTGGTACTCTATTATTACCAAAAAACAATCTACTAACTCCAGTTGCGGCCCATAGTCCGCCTCTATCAGTATATTCAACTCCGTATGTCCATGCTGTACCTCTATAAGTACCACTTATTGGATCACTAGTTTGGTTTGATCCGTAGCCCCAACTCATGTTAACTACTGTAGGACGGCTATTAGTCTTAGCATTGTGCCATAATCGTATAGCATCAAACGCATCACTAATTGAAGTACCAGTACCGTCACTTCCTGACAATGTTTCTAGGCCTCCTAACTTTTGAGAATAAATGTGTGCGCCCTTTGCCCAACCGTATGTTTTGCCTGCAGCTATACCTGCGCAATGTGTTCCGTGACCATCAGCATCTCTATAATAGTTTGTGCTTTGTGTTCCAGGAAGACCACTTTCTGTATACCAGTCAATTTGTTGTAATCTACTGACACCATCTTTATCTTCCCACTCAGGATGATTAGGATCAATGCCGCTGTCTTGTATTACTACGTCTACACCTGTTCCGTCTAACGCATAGTTGTAGTCGCCTGCAACAGTATTATTACTACCATATACATTAGTTGTTTCTATACAGCGTCTTAGCCCCCAATTCACATAACTTGGTGTTGTTAGTGCAGCTCCTGAAATTGTTCTATAAAATACGCCAGTTTGTGATGCATTTTTTATTAGTTCAATATCGTCTCGTTGTTCTGGTGGTATTTCTACTGATAATACTCTTTCGTCATTTTGTAATGTTGACGCTTCTTCGTCAGTAAGCATCCAATGTGTCATACGCTTTGAACCAGCTCTTGGATTTGCTATATCTACACTTCTATTTGGTATTGGGCCTGCACCAGAACTTGCAGCTAATTCTGCATCAAATGCTTCTATATCAATTCCTCTATGTACTACTACAATGTATTCTTTTTCCATGTATTACGCCTTAAAAATATAAACAGCACCACTACCTTGATTTTCAGCAGGAACACCTGTTACTAGATAATCATTAGTTGCTCTTATAGTATAGCCAAATCTATCACTAGTGCTAGTAGTATATTTATTTGGATTAGTTATAGTATTTTGGTAACTCCAGTCCGTTGTACTAAAAATATGTATAACGCCACTTGCTGTACCATTATCGTCATCTTCTTCCAACGCTCCTACAGCAAGATAATTATCTGTTAGTGCAATAGATTCACCAAATCTATCATTATTTGCGGTACCGTATGTATTAGGATTTTGTATTGTAGATACTAAACTTCCGTTTGTTGGATTATATACATATACTCTACCACTGTTTGTAGCTTCACTGTCCTCACCGGGACAACCTACTACAGCATAATTTTCATTTAAGTCTACAGCATAAGCAAATCTATCATCTCCGTCAAGTGCATCATCTTTTGGATTATAAATTGATTGATCAGCAGCACCTGTAGAGTTATTAAATAGGAAGAATGCACCACTATCGCCTTGTCCTAATGCACCTGGTTCATTTTCTCTCCAGTTGCCTATCATTGTCCATGTATCAGTAATAGCAAGTGTATTAATCTTTTCACCAATTTGGTCACCTGGATATTCATCTTCACCATCTAAGTTTGGATTTTCAATAGAGTGATCTAAGTTTCCGTTTGATAAATCAAAGATGTATGTCCAACCTGTATCGTCGCCTAGCCCTACAGCGTTTTCTCTATATGCACAAACACTTGCATAGTCTTCAGTAAGTGCAACAGTACTACCAAATGCATCTCCATTTGCATTAATTTCTGTTGTATTAGGATTTGGATCATTAAACGTATATACTAAACTTCCGTCAGTTATATCAAATACGTATGCTTTACCGTTATTATCAGTAGCATCATTTTCGCCCGGTGCTCCTACAATAACGTATCCTGTATTAACAGCAACACTTGTGCCAAACAAATCTCCATCACCTGCATTTATAGGTGCTACTGGATTTGGATTTACTATTGTTCTTAGATATGTACCTGTAGAAGTGTAAATGTAAACAATACCTTGTGATGGTACTCCTGATGTGCCTTGTTCGCCAGGTGCTCCTACAGCAATATGATTAGGACCTATTGCAACAGTAGTGCCAAATGCATCTGATTGTGCAATGCCTTCTTCATTTGGATTTTCTAAATATTTTAATAATTTAAAAGGTTTAAGTATAGGCTGAAAATATTGTAGGGAACTTGCTGAACTATATCTTGGCATAACTATTATCCATAATTTACGTAACTACCTAAAACGTTCCAAGAACCTCCTACACGTAGCATGGATAAAGTTATTACATCAGTCTTGTTTGCATTACCGGATGGTGCAACGTTATCTATCCATTTTATAGTTTGCGTTACTCCTGCTATTTGTATTACATTAGGTACATATGGTGTTGTTCCTTGTGTAATAATAATTGCTGTGTTTGTTGCTCTGTTATCTGTGGTTGGAACATTTGTTATATCTGCTGTCCAGTTTGCTGCTGGTGTTGTAACATTAAATATAGGCCCAGCACTATAATTAAATGTAACTGTTCCTGTTGCTCCTGCTATATTAGTTAAAACTTCGTTAGTTTTTAATACATTTTCTAATCGTATACCATCTGGTGCAATAAAGTCAATAGTACTTGCACTTGTAAAAGTAGGATTACCTATCCCTGTATTTTGTATTGCTGCTGCATTTACACTAGACGCTGTTAATATTCCTGTTGCTGTAATATCATCAAACGTAACATCATTTGTAGTATTTAAGTTTTGGTCATATGATGATCCGCCGCCACCTGAACTGTTTATTGTAATTGTATTTGTTGCGCCGTCAACATCTAATGTTACATTTGCGCCTGGTGCAAAATTTACTGTATCTGCGTTACCACTTGCTACTAATGTTGATCCACCGGTAACACTAATATTTTTAAATGTATTAACTGACGGTAGTGGCACTGTAGGTTGTATCCATTGACTACTATCTTCATCTGTTACATATACAAATATTTTACCATTAGTGCTATCAAACCAAATAGTACCCTGTGTTGGTTCTGTCGGTGCTGTATCTGATACTTCTACATTTGCGCCGCCTGCTGTTGCTGTGCCTGTACCTGGATCAGAAACATTAATTTGATTACCTTGATTAGTATGGAAGTGGCACCAATAATACAATGTATCTGGTGCGCTACTTTGAACAGTAAATAAAACTTTTTTTGTTGTTGCACGTTGGAAATTATCTGTATAGTATCTCATTGATACAGGATCGTCGTCCAGTAAATAAACTATACCTGGATTGTAGTGTGCGCCGCCTTCTATTAAATCACCATTAGGAGTAGTTGCAAACATTAACGGATGCCATAGTCCGGCATACGAATTGTTTGTTTCTCCGGATTGATCAAATAGATATGTATAACCTCGAACTAGATCTAACTGTGGTTTTTCAACACCGTCTATGTAAAAAACACCAGTTGCTTGTCCTGTATCTGTATCAACACCTACTGTAACCGTTCTTTCTAATAATGCAACGCCTACTTGAGCTAGTTGTTGAGATAAGTTGCCTGCTGTAAGAAGTGTAGTACCGCCAGCTTGTTTACCACTGTATACTCTTAAGGTATTTGCTTGCTTATCAAAGAAGACTTCACCACTTGACCCTACATTACGATCTAAGAAATCGTCAGGTCTTGGTATGATTCGTATTCTATCTACTACTGGTGATGTATTTGATGCCATATTAAGTTCCTATCTACAGTAGTATTTATCTGTATGTTAATATAAGATTCGGTTGTAATATGTCCAATGTCTTTTGAAATAGTTAAAAGCTTCGCCGTCACTCATAGTTACATATGTCTTACAGTGACTAAGTTGTATTCTAAAATTTGCCATACGTCTGTGTTGTACTGACCAGCGCAGCCAATTAGCGTGTGCATCATTTCCTATCTTGTTGTCTCGATCCATCATAGTACAAATTTCAACTTTATGAAAACTACTCATGCCACTTTACTTCCTTTAACGGTTTATAATCTACAATAAAACGATTGTCTAATATAGTTGATCGTAAACGTAGATTTTTTATATCTTTGTCAGTTACGCTTCTTACATCGCCTTTAATACTATCTTTTTTAACAAGCATATATTGTGCTAGAGGAGTACCTGCAGGAATTTTTGTTATTCCATCTAATTCATGCCAGTATAACTGTACATTTAAAAAATTTGGTCCTTCGTCGCCATCTATAAATCCAGTTGCTGCTGTAAAGCTATGATTGTCTGGGTAAGGACAAGGCATGCATAATAAGTAATATCCTTTTGGAACATATACAATCCAAGGTGTTTGCACTTTAAGAACAGTATCTAGTGTATTTCTTTTATCTGTTTGACCAAATATAGATTCTGCATGATGCGACAAATAGTCCCATTTCCAAATATGATCTGCATCCATATTTTTTTGAGAAACCGGAGACCCCCATTGAAATGTCTTTCCGTCACCGTCAGTTTTAACTGTAAAGTCACACCAGCTACGTAATATCCAACCTTCACGCATAATTTTGTGCATGCCAGGACATCTAGCAAAATGTGTTAACTTAACAGGAGTGTCTTTCATTTCTTCTTGTGTTTTCTTCCAGTCGTCTATTGCTGTCTTTACCCATTTAAACTTTATTTTACTTGCTGGAACAACAGGCATTACTTCTTTTATTTCTGGAAATAAACAGACAAATTCTACTTTAGGTTTTTTCTTAAACCAACTAAACATTTATTGACCTTTTATAAATTTTGTCTATTTGATTCATCATTGTGTTAGTGACTACCCAACATTCAACATCGTCTATATGTACAACTTTAGTATCTCCTTGCGGTGATGTATAAAACACAATATGATGTACTTCTTCTCGATCTTCGCCTAATACATTTTCTATTGTAATAGGTGGCTGAGGTAACGGGCTAACACCATTGCCATTCTTTGATGCAATAACTTGTATAGACTCGCCATCTTCTTTATATGTTAGCACTATATCTTTTTGTGATAATACAGCATTAAACCAACCTACATGTTTTATTCTATCTTTTTGTACTTTACGTTCTGTATATTGGTCTTTAGCTTCTCTTAGTTTTTGAGTGTAAGTTACAAATTCATTTGTATTAGTTTCTGTTAACGGCATTATTATCTCCTAAAATGCTTTTTATACATGTCTTTCATTAAAGACTTTTTATGTTTAAAAGAATGTGTTCCCCAGAACAAACGTTTTTTAAAAAACTTCCAATCTTCTTGAGTCATTTCTCTTATTACATGATCATACTTTTGCTCTGTCAACGGTATAATATGTGCTATTGGAGTTCCTGCCGATAACTTCCGTTCACCATTTGGAACATTCCAAAATCCTTGTATATTTAATTCTGTATTAATTGCAGGATCAAGTACGCCTATAGAAGATTCGAATTCAAAAGTATCCGGATATGCAATTGGTGTAATTAACAATTTAACATTCTTAGGAGTAACTACATGCCACGGAGTATTAAATTTTACTATAGCTTCGATGCTATGAGGTCTTTTTGGTAACCATCTAGATATATCCGGTGGTTGACTAGTAACAGGATCACCTTCAAGTAATTTAGATAATGTTTCACTTGGATTAACATATTGAAATCCTGGCTGTCCGCCTTGTGTCTTAATTATTACATCGTGCCATAAAGGTAATATAAATCCATAATTGTATAGATCAAATATGCCCGGGCATTGATATAAATGACTTGGCAAGTTTCTATCTTTATTATCAATGTAATTTTGTTTACAACGAGACATCCATTTTGGCCTAAATTTATTAGCAGGAATAATAGGGTAAGCGTCTGCTACCCCGTCAATCTTACTAAAAAATTCTATTTTTTCTTGCTTTTTAAACATCAAGATACCTGTATTGTAAATGCTATATTCATTCTATCTCTGTTTGATTTATTTACTTCGACTTCATGAGGAACCCATGCAGGCCATAATATTAATTCTCCATCATGTGGATGGACTAATACTTCACGTACAAACGGACTTACTGAATTGCAATCATTTAGTACATTTGCAGGATTTATAAATTTTAAAGGACCTGTCTTAGAACCTTGTACATAATAAACAGCTGCAAAAGTATCTGCTACATGACTATGCAACACGTTTCTACTTGCAGGTTTATTAATGTTTGACCAGTAGTCAATACTAATATGATTCTTAGTTATATGGTTCTTAAACGTTGAATCTAAAGATGAATAGTAGTCTATTGCATTCTCTGTTAATACCTTAACTCCATCTAAAAGCCAATCTATGTTGTCATACTTAACTGTACTTCGCCAACATCCGTCGTTGCTATTAGCAATTGCACCAGCATTAGACTCTTGTGATACTAACATTTGTTTGCTAAGATCAGCTATTTGATTTTCATTGCCTACTCTGCCTACAAAGAAGTCAGAGCGAAAAAGGTTTACTCTTTCCATTCACTGTACCATTTATCTAAAAATTTATAATGATTGCCAAATAATTCTTTTGAACTTTCAACACGTAGATCTTGTACTTTCATAAAGTGTTCTACATATTGTTTTTGCTTATCAGTAAGAGTAGATTTTGCATCTGGATATGCTCCGCCAGCATGCAACATTGACCACCATTGTATACTACTAAACATACTACCAGGACTAAAAAATACAAAGTCTGGTATGTTAGGATAATATTGGCTCATCATCATTTGTGCATCATCAGGTAAGTCATTTAAACTTTGTGATCTTATCTCTTGCCAATACGGAGTATCATTTCTATTACTAAAGTAATAATGTGCAAATATAAATGTTAAGATTTCTATATTCATTTCATAGAAGCCTCGATTAAGCATTGATTGTGGTTGCTCAGTCCATTCATTACGTGTGCGATTCATTAAGTCTGCAAAAGATGTAACTAATGCTGTAGTAAATGTGATGCCTGTTGCTTCTAACGGTTCAACAAACCCGGCACTTAGTCCAACAGCAATAACATTTTTTACAGAAATATTTTGATGTGATCCTATACGCATTTTTAAATGATTAGCAGGAGCATCATATTCTCCAATAGCTTCACGCAATTCTGCTTCTGCTTGCTCTGGAGTTATATGTTTACTACTATATACATATCCATTGCCAACACGATGGTATGTAGGAATAGTCCAGCGCCACCCTGCTTTCATTGTAGTTGCTTTTGTATACGGAAAACATTCTTCTTCAGGATTAGTATATTGTGTTGGCATTGCAACAGCACTATCATTTATTAACCATTTGTCATAACTTATAAAAGGCTCTTTTAATGTTTTTCCTAATAGCAAGGATTGAAATCCACTACAATCAATATACAAATCACCAGTGTACTCGTTATTGTTTTCGTCAATTAGTTTTGTAATACCATTTACATCACTACCTATCTGTGTAATTTTAGTATTAACATAATTAATTTTATGTAGTATTAAGTCTTTAACAGTAGCAATAATATCATAAGCACTAAAATGTACAGCACCATAACTATCAAGACCTACGTTAAAATTAATATCAGTTGCATCGTCAATTTTAGTTGCTGTATTGTTTTTTGCTAGTCTATATGCTGGATGCCATTTTGCGAATTCGCTGTAAGGCTTGTCTACAAAGTATTTGCTTACTGGTAAATGCGGTGCAGGTAAAACATTATCAACAACATCATTATCTACAAAATACGGCTCATCGTTCCAGCCTGTTAATTCTACTCCATACTTAAATGAAGCATTACTAGGTTTCATCCAGTCTTTTGCTTCTATTCCACATTTATATAAAAAAGAGGCTGTAAGAGGCTGTGTTCCTTCTCCAACTCCAATTGGTCCTTTTGATGCATCTTCAATTAGTTGTATTTCAACAGGATCAATTAAGTTATTAGTTAGGTATGCTGCTGTTAGCCAGCCACTAGTTCCACCGCCAAATATTACTATCTTTTTTACCATTCTGTTATTTCCTCAATTGATATTAATTCTTCTTTAGGTTTAGAAAGTACAACTATGTACAATCCATTCCACCAACTTTCTAAATCTTCTACATCACATAACAACATTTTTTCATATGCAACTTCAAATCCTGCTTTGTTTATTCCGTTACGTGCGCCTTCGACAACTCCTTGCCAATTTGCATCATCAAATATTAATACAGCTTCTTGTGCAAATACATCTTTATAATGTAGTACAGCTTGTTCTGTACTTGTTGCATCATGAGGCCCGTCATAAAAGAACATGTCTATTTTACGGTTGTACTGTGATACATCAGCTTCAAATAAATCATTATCAATTACATCAACAGTATTATCCTGCTTATAAGATTCTAAATTATTTAAAAAGTTTTGTTTTTCATTATGCGGTAACTTAGGTGCATTTGGATCAGCAGGTTGTATGTTTTCCTGCCAGTTGTCAATTGCTACAGCATTTAAATTGTTGTCTTTAATTGCACCACAGAACGTTGCTCCTTGTGCTACGCCTACTTCCATGTAATGTGTAGAACCACTTGCAATATGATTTAATACTGTTTGAACTCGCGGACTTGTAAGCCCAGGTATACGAGTGTTTACTGTTGGTACGCCACTTATTAGTATGCTCTCTGCTACATGTTTAACTTTATCAGTATGTTCAATTTTAGATTTAATCTTGTAAATATCATCACAAAAATGACATTCCCAACAATCAAACTTACAGTTTTTAATTTTTTTACGCCATGCATCAATAGGCTTATCTTTTAAGTTTGTGCTTTCTAAATATTGTTCAAAGTTATCATACAGTAACGCTTCGCCATTTGCCCAGCGTTTTACAATATCCATAGTTTCGTATAGTCTACTAACCGCTTCGCGACCGTGCATTTTAAATACATCAATACCTAATTCATTAAGGTATTCTTCCCAATCTTCTCTCCACGGAGTTATATTAGCTGTCTTTAAATGTATACTAGGATCGTCAACGTCCCATTTAGGACAACTTACTCTACTAATAGGATTATTAAAATATTGTGCTTCTTGTCCTGCTCTAGTATTATTGTATTCAAAATGTTCGACCATCATTGGACAACTACCTTTACAACCTTCATTTGCTAAAAGACTGTAGTGTATGTCCTTGCCGTAGTTTTCTTTAATCCACACCTTTGCTTCTTTAAGACGTAATAGCGTATCTCTATCACGCATAAGATCTCTATCAAGGTTTATATAATCAAACCCATACTTTGCTAAACTTACAATTTCTGACGCTATTCTTACGTCTCGTAGTATAGTATTTTTTATATATAATTCCGGAAATGCTTTTTGTATTTGTCCTGTAGCCATCCAATGTGTATGCGGTATAGTAGCAACACGTACTCCTGCATCATATACAGGTTTAAAGTTTTTTATAAAAATATCTAGATTTTTTTGACTAGGCGGAACCTGAATATTATTAAATGTAGCACTTACTGGAACACCTGTTTGTTTTTGTACAAACAGTGCTTGTTCTATAGCAAGTTGATAATCATCATCTTGTACAAAAATATCGCCCATAGCATCTTGTGCAAATGGAGCAATCCTGCATGTAAAATACACATCTTTAATGTGATCTTTGTATTCTCCAATAAAATTAACAAACTCAACATACTGTTCATTTGATAACTTAGGATTTAGAGGTATACTAAAAATTTTTCTCATCTATTTCTTTCCGTAAAAAAAGGCACTATACTTTATACTTATTATAGCACCTTTTAATTAAAAAGTAAAGTGATTAATCGTATAATGTTTGAGAAAACTTCTTAGTTTCAAACTGAGGTTCTTTATCTAGTTGATGTGTGTACGCACACTCCCATTCAAAGTACGTAGCCATATACATTTGTGTTTCTTTTAATGTTCTTAGCCCTGGAACTTGCGCTCTAATTTGAATACGACCCGATTCATCATCAAAGTTATTTTCTGCCCAATTTAACATTTGAGCTTTTAACAATGCTACAGTGTTTGATTCATCAATTGAATTAAGTCTGTATGCAACTTTTTCATAATCGTTATCACCAAAACTTGTTGGCTGTATAATGTCTGCAGGGTCAGTTACTGATCTCATAATACCAACTTCACCATCAAGTGAGTTAGTAAAGTTTCTTGCATCAAACATTTCCTTTGTAATTGTTGTAGGGTTTAACCAATCAATTTGAGGAGTGCCTGTAACTTTAGCAAAAGTAAAATGCCAGTCATTGCCTATCATTTCTATTTCTGGTACAAGTCTAGGATCATTGCTTGCTACTGTTTCAAACATTATATATGTCATTTATTGTCTCCTCAGAGCCTCCGGTTGTTGATGTTGGATTTTCTATCTTACTGTATTTATCAGTAGGTGCTAAAAGATCTTTATTATCTACGCCACCGTGTAGCTTTAAATTTTCTTCGGCTGCTGATTGTAACTGTAAATTATAGCTCTGTAATTGTGTACTATAATTCATTGTTAATGCCAGTATTTCAGCCTGCTGTTCTGAACCAACACTTAAAATAGCATCCATATTACCTGTACCAATGCGACCATAAAAGATCATATCAGTTGCAGCTTGTTTTGCAAGTCTGTTGGTCCAATATTGTGCTTCATAAATATCTTCTTCGTCTGTATTTAGAATGTCCATATATGTGCGGCCGCTACCATCTGGTAATTGTGCTTCATCGCTTTCAATAAACTCTTGCAATAGATCAAGCAAGTGTTGTCTTTCTAAATACCAATCTTGTAGTCTACGTTTACTCATAATGTGATTACGTTCAGCATTCCATGATTCTACTGACGCTAGTTCCCTGTCTAATTCGTCGTGTGCTTCTTCTGCCATGCGTTTAAAACGTCTAACTTCTACGTCATATTTTGCAATTTCATATTCAATATTTTCAATTGATTCTTCTTTAGATTTGATTTCAAGCAAATACTGTCTTAATTTACTATAAGGTGTAATTTGAGCTTGACCTACAAACCATCTCAACTTGAACTTTGGATTAGTCCATTCCTTATTGATTGCGTAGCTGATTGCGTCTTTTTCAACATCTCCTAACATAGATACATCAGTATTAATTTTACTATGATATCTGTGGTCAGACATATATTGTTTTCTACGGTCAATATTTTGCACGTCTGTTGTCATATTAAACTCCTTGGTTGTTATATACGTATATATTTACCAAGTTAATCTCTCCAGCTCATCGTTGCTGAACTTTGACCATTAACTCCTTTAGCATTAAGACTTGCGCCGCCAGTGGCACTTGATCTTGTTGCATATACAAACTTTGCACTACTTACAACGTGTGACCCTTGATACCAACCTACAGCATAGCCCCAATCCTGACCTGCGAGCATATTTTCTTCGCCGCCATAGTAACCTTTTGAACCAATAACGTCTTGCGTTGTATCACTATAAAAGTTTGTTTCTCTCCAGTTTGAACTTGGGTTGCCTTCACGTCCGCCTACCATGTTAGCATGCTTAAACATCATACAGTGTTGGTGTTTGTCGCCTTGTGGTGATGTCGCTGAACGTGTATAAGGTTGTTCAGATGCCCATTTAAAGCCTTGGTTATTAGTACACCAAATACCGTAATTTTCGTGTTGTATGCCCCATATACCGCCTGATGTGCTTGAATTACCTTGTTGTGCGCCAAGTGTTTGCGTAATCATATTAAAACGTCTAATTTGACTACTACCGCCACCTGTTATCCATGCTGTTTCTAATCCTTGCTGGATAATACCAATGTTGTTGGTGCTCCAAGTGTGTGTTCTAGTATATCCACTTGTTAAATTATTCTCTGTTCTGTGATTGTAGCATGTAATACCATTTGAGCTTGCACAGTGAGCGTTAGCCGCACCGCCTACAGTCCAACACAAATCTCTGTTGTGCATACTGTCTTTGTAGTTGTGGCCTTTTTCTTGTTTGCCTGGTAAGTCAAGTGTAGTATCTGTAGCAAACATTGACTTGTTTGTTTCGTCCCAAACAACACTAGCTGCATATCCACCGTGTATATAACCTACTGTTAAAATTTGCCTAGTAAGGAAAGGTATAGCCATGTTGGTCCATTGCGCACCGTCTTTGTCATGATATACTTCTACTCTGCCAAAGTTACCATTGTAACGTATATCTCCGCTTTGAGGAGCATCGCCGTCACCACTTCCTGGTAGTGTTAAATGTCCAGTATCGTTAATATTTGTATTTTTAAATGTAGCCATTAGTTATCTCTCCATGCTCCTAATCCTGAACTTGATCCTGCTTTTCCTTTTGGCTCCATAGATGTTCCGCCTTGGAAGCCTGACTCTGTGTAATAGTTCCAACGGAAACTTAAATTATTTTGAGCACCATTAAAACAGCCTAGCTGATAAGCATGGTCTTGACCCATTGTAAAGTTTTCTTCACCACCGTTTACTGGTTTAGCGTAAGTGTTTGCTGTTGACCTAGTAGTCCAGTTAGTTCTACGGAAGTTTGCTCCACTTGCATACCCACCTTCGTTACCTGCCCAGCAATAGTTAAGTTTACTATTCATTGATTTTTGTTGGTGATGATTACTTGGATAAGTTCCACTCCATGTACCATATGTTTCAGTAGTAAAATCAAACAATGTACCATCGTTATTTCTAGTAAACATTCCTTCATTTTCCCAACTCATACCCCATGCTTGCGAAGTAGATCCGCCAGGAGCACCAATACCTACAGTTGATTGTGTTTCAGTAAGCATGTTATATCTATCAAGTTCTGAACTTCCAGACGTCCATGCCATATAATGTTCTTTCCACACAGTACCGTCTTGCAATTTGCCACCGCTTAGGTTTCTATCAAATGTACCAGTGTACTGTTGATCAGTACGCATGTTAAATCCTATAACATAATTTGATGTTACAGCGTGTCCGTTACCTGCACCAAATACCCATGCTACGTTTTTACTACATGCACCTGACTGATAGTTAAATGAACGTTCTAATGAATTATCGCCTAAATTAACTGTTGTGTCTGTTGATATAGCACATCTATTAACATTGTTCCATGCACTTGAACTTTTATATCCACCTAACATATAATTAGTTGTAATATGTGTTCTTTCTTTAAATGGTATTGCTAAACTTTGCCATGTAGCATCAGAACTGTAAAATTCAGGTTCGCCAGTGCTACTGTTTATTCTTAATGCACCTTGTGCTGTTTCTTCTGTTGGGTTAGTTGTATTGTATTTTAAAATAACAATACCTGATCCGCCGTTACCACCGTAGTTGTTGGAGTTATAGTGAGCTCCGCCACCACCTCCGCCACCACTGTTTGCGCCAGCATTGCCGCCTGGTACGTTAGCCCAAGTACTTGTGCCGCCGCCCGGTCCATTAGCGCCGTTGTTATATCCTACGCCGCCAAAAGTAGTTCCAACGGCTCCGCCACCGCCTCCACCTAGGCCGCCATCGCCACCGATGTTTGAGTAGCCTGAGCCACCTCCGCCTCCACCAAAGAAAATAGTTTCTCCAGTGATTTTAATTTCTGCACCTTTA